TATTATTTTTATTTGTAAATAGCCAAAACACAAAAAGTTGTTTGATTTTTTAAAACTAAAGTTTTAGACTTCACACAATCCTCAACAAATAACAGGAGTACGAAAATGAAAACTCTAGGCGAACGTGTAAAAGCTAGACGAATGGAGCTTGGTATTACTCAAAAGGAACTTGGGGATCTAGTTGGAATTAGTCAGAACTCAATCACTAAGATTGAGAATGGCGGAAACACAATACATATAGCGAAACTTGCCTCTGCTCTTGGCGTTAGCGTTGCTTGGTTAAGCACTGGCAATGGCGGTCGTGATGATGTTGTTGTAGAAAACATCGGTATTGATAAACAGCTTATAAGCAGTGAGCCTGATTTATTACACAAGCACCGCATTGATTACTATGATGTAAGAGCAGCAGCAGGATTGAACGGATTTGAAAACTCTGATTACCCTGAAATAATCTCTAGTCTATTTTTGACAGATGAGGGGATTTCTCAATTAGTGGGTAAGAAATCGGCAGATGGAATTTGCCTTGTAAACGTGCCAACAGATTCAATGGATCCGACAATTAGAAAAGGCGACATCGTGTTCCTTGACACTAAAGTAAATGCTTATAGTGGTGATGGTATATATGCTTTTGCCATTGATGGATCGTTGTTTATTAAACGTATTCAAAAACTAGTTGGTGGTGGATATAGATTACACTCTGACAACAAAGAGAATTACGATCCGCAAGATATATCAGAAGATATTTGCCAAAGTGCTAATTTTATAGGTAGATTTATCCGCACCATTCACATTGAGGCAGTGAACCTGTAAGAAAAGGAGTGGAAAATGAATAAGTCCATGTTATCCAAATACCCGTATTTAAGACAAATAAAACCTGAAGAATTAGCTGACTTTCTTAACGCCAAAGGCAGTACACAAGATAATTTTAAATGTCCAATTTGCGGAAATATTCACCAATCATTAATTGATAATATGCCAATTAGTGAGGAAAACTCAGAAGCTAAAATAGTGCTTCAACCTGTGCTACCGGCATTTACTTACCCAAATGGCGTAATATTAAAATTAGCTATTGAAAACAATGAACTACATAAAAATTATGAGCAATTCACAAATGGATCTGCTCTTGGTTTTGTGAATCAAGTTACATACAGAGAGGTTATTCATTTGATTTGCGAAAACTGCGGTTATGTTAGAACATTTTCAAAAAACAAAGTTCTTGATTGGTTAGTCAAGGAGGGGCGGTTCGATGAGCAAGCTTAATAACAATGTCAGCGCTTTGGATATAAAATACGACAAAATCAAAATACCAGATGGTATAATAGCAGGTAATCAACAAGATGAGCTTAATTTAAACAGGATTATTATGGCAGATTACACCGCTAAAGTTAGTACATTTGAGAGTGCAGTAAACACTATTTCCCAAGAAGTAAAAGATATTAAGGAAAATTACTTAACAGCAAGCACATTTTATCGCTCCGGAATTGTGGCGTTAGTTGTGCTTGTTGGAGCTGCTTGGGCCTTGTATTCTCACATGGATACAAAATATGAAAATCGATTTTCATCCATAGACCAACGATTTGAAAAAGTGGAATCAAATATCCACTCTTTAGATGTTCGATTAACGAAAGTTGAATCTCGATTAGATAACGTTGAACTTCGACTAACTAATGTCGAGAAAAAACTCGACAATATCGATGACAAACTCGATATTTTAATTCAGCAAAAACAAGCGAAGAAATAACTCTTCTACCATATAAAAAAGCCACGCAATACGTGGCTTATTTTTTTGTTAAAAATGTTTCCATTCTAACCCTTGTGTATCAAAAGTAAATTGCCCTTTTCCGTAATCATAAAAACTCGCCTCTACAATCAATTTTTTTGATTTTTTAAGCTTACTCACAAAGGCTTTCATAGATTTTTGGTTTTCAATAAATAACGTGTTACTACTTCCATCGTCAGAACCAACCATCCGATAAGTTTCTAGTTTATTATCATCAAATTTAACCGAGATCTTGCAACTGTCATAACAACTATTAAATTGCCCGTTTACGGTAAAAATAACATCATTGCCATATTTCGGATCTTTTCGCAAAGTTAGATACATAGATGAACTTTCATAAGGAAAGCCAAAATTAACCGCATTATTAGAAGAAAGCATTGCTTCATAAGTAGCGGAATTTCGTAATTCATCTTTATCTTGCTTATATTCCCACTTGGATTGAATAGCCTTATTTTCATCTATCACATCTGTTTTTTTCAAAAATACTGAATCATAACATTCTAGACGCTTGCTACTATCTTCCAGCTTAGAGCAAGACTCCCCTGTTTCATTCGCAACAGCAAAAACAGGCAAAAGACATAAGCCAACAAGTAATTTTTTCATATAACCTCCATTAAAAAGTGCGGCCATTCTACTAAAAAAGTAGAACGTATTTCGTGATCAGAATCTCAAATCACAATATTCACTGATTAAAAAATAAGCAAATAAACAAATTTTTGCGAAATTTATTACCAGCAAAAACAACCACTTAAACAAAAAGCTATATATTTTTAATAAAAAATACAACTTAGGCTATTTACATAATAAAACTTTAGCTATATCATACACCCATCAAAACGAGATACACATAAACAAATATCTCGATGTTCTTTAAAAATTGTGATGAAAAAAAAAGCCCCGATAAACAGGGCTTGGTTATTAGGCTTCATAAAATGGAGTTTTTCGAGTGGTGTCCATTACAAGAGTAACTGCATGTACGCAATCTTCTCTATTAATGTAACCTTCTCCGTGAGCAATAATTTCATGATTGGCAGATTTTAAATGCCAGTACCATTGATTATTAGCCTTACTTTTAAAAATTTGAAAGTACATAGAGGTAGTTCCTTATGCAAGATGAAATGAAGCGCTATGCGATTTCTTATAACTTTAAAGGTTCCAAATGGGGTGCAGAAATTTATGCTCACTCCTTTGAAGAAGCAAAAGAAAAAGTCAAAGCAATGTCCCAAGCAACCGTAGATGGCGTAATCCATCATTCTATTTATATTCCTGTTAAGGGAAAATCATGGCTTGCAAGGTTAATTGTTAGTATAGTCAAAAAATTCACTTAAGTAAGTGATAATCATCACAATTTTAGACAATTTAGATAAAAAACACACTCGTGAAATGCCATTTGTGAAAATCGCCAGTTGCAGATTAAAAGCCCTGCACCAATGAGTGTGAGATATTGCGGTAATGACAAACGAAGCCAGTCGGTGGGATAAGCTAAACGCAATATCACATTTTAAAGCACATTTGAAGTACAGAGAAACAACGGCACGTGAAACCGTTGCGAATGATAGAGAGAAGTGTGCTTTGAAATGGTAAAACCATTACAGCACTTATTTAAATGGGAGAAATAAAAATGGCAAACAAAACCTTTGAAATTATTCGTCTTGCATTAATCAATGAACAGCTTGGTAATCCCAAAAAATTAACATTGAAGATTGAAGAAAACAGCCTATCTGAAAGAGATAAAGAAAATATCAAATGGGCTGTATTGAGAGCGGTTGAAAACGGTTGTTTAGAACCTGCATTAATTGCTGATAGATGTTGTTTCGCATTTGAGCGGATTAATCGTTACGGCAAAAATACTGGTTCTGGGAGTTGCGGAGCTATTTCCACCACTGCTCCTGAATAAACTGCTGTACTTCGGCAGATAATCCTCGCCAAGAAGCATCGCTCATATTTGCAACAAAAATTGAATCGTTGAAGTCCGTTACTTTACTTAGGCGATCTAAAACTTCATCGGTTGAATAAGAAGTATGAAGATACCAAACAGATTGTTGAACTTTGGCCCATGCGCCTAATGTTTTAATTTTTTCAATGAGCGCATCGTAATTCTGGCCAGATTTATTTAAATCATAAGTAACTAAGAGATTATTTTTCATAATTTATCCTTATTTGTGTTGTGGTTAGCGAAATTATATTCCTTATGTGTTGTGGTGACAATAAGGAGCTTGAGCCTTACAAGTATAAAGAAAGGTATTTAATGGCTCTTTGTTGAGTTGGTTGTGGAAACCGACACCCTATACACAGATATAGAATTAGTTAATGCAACTTTGGAAAATGACGCTGGGTTCAAATCCCAAAAGAGCCTCCATCTCAATCCGCTTTCAAATAGCGAATTAAACGCTCAATCTTCTTGAATAACTGATTGAACGAGAGCGGATTTAGCTGGGAACAGCGTTTTTCATGATTAAAAAAATCTCCTTTAGATTGGTTAGCCCCTAGCTGCTTTCACACTTTGGCACTAGGGGATTTTTTTTAACCAATATTTCATAACCGACGAGGTGAAACTATGAACAAGTTAATCAAATTTCTTAAAACAACTGCTTATGTAATTGCGACAGTGTTATCAATTTGCCTAGTTGCTATGACAATGATTACTGCTCTAGCAGCACAGGCAAGTGAGCCGACAGCATTAGAACGTGAACAAGCAAGAATTCAATGGATTGCCGAACACGGAAAATACCAACCAAATCTTACAGAGCCAGCCAAACAAGAGGCTATGGCATACACAAATATTAAACAAAAGGAATTAGACGATGCGAAAAGTAGAAATTAAACCAGAGAAGCACGATAGTGGCTGGTTTGCGGTAGAGAGAATTAATAACCGTGCTGTTTGGAAGTCGTCTAATTTCGCAACTGAAGAATTAGCACAGGAACGATGCAATCAGAGAATAGCTTTAAAAGAAAGAGAAGCTAAGCGTTTAGGTGTTAGTTTTCACCTATATCAGACTGATGAAGTTATTAATGCTAAAAAAGACAAAATTAAGCGAATTACAAAGGCACAGGCTCGCTCATTGCAGAGATATGAGGATTATATCGAGTTAAGAGAAAAGCAGCCTGTAAACGAGCGTAAGGAGCTTTTTATGCTCGCTGACTTAAAGGCGTGCTTTGGTGTTCACTTATATATCGTAGAGCGAGCTATCTCTGACGGTATATTACCAGAGCCAACTAGAACAGTTTGCAATGGTAGCAAAGCGAGAATTTTTAAATTTGATGAAATAAAAGGTTATTTTAATTTCTTAAAGGAGCTTCCAAATGGAAAGTCTACAAGCTCAATGGGAGCGCAAAACATTCAATGATCATGACCGTAGATGTTGTGCTGAAGATGCGTATAACAGAGCGATAGAGCGTGAAATTGAATGTATTGAAGAGGATATCATGAATGGTGACAGTGAAGAACTTTGTATTTTTTATGAAAAAATATCCGAAGATGATGAATTTTTAAAAGCTATCGCACTAGGAAATGATTTTGAAGAGATGCGAATTAAAATCTTGACCGCTATGGCTGAAGATAGATTAGAGCAATTAGAAAAGGATTACAGAAATGGATACATCCTTAATGACTAGCCGAGAAGAAACTGACCGCTCCGCTAGCAAAGAGCGAGAACAAAAACTTAATGAATTTCAAGATTGGTTAATGAGTGGAATTATTGACCCGCAAAGAGCAAAAGAAATCATTGAGCTTTATTACAAAGAAATGCCATTTTAGGTGAATAAAATGAAAATCTACCTTGATATTGAAACAATTCCAACACAAAGCAAAGAACATCAAGAATTTGTGTGTGAAAACCTTAAGCCACCTGCGAATTACAAGAACGAAGAAACAATTAATAAATGGCTCGAAGAAAACAAAGAGCTTGCAGTTAATAAAACGTCTTTAGACGGTGCGTTTGGTGAAGTTGTAGTGATTAGTGCGGCTATTAACGATGATGAAGTGGTTACATTCTACCGTAAAGATTGGCAAGTAAAAGACCGTGAGAAAGATATTCTGACACGGTTTAATAATTGGCTAAAAGAACAAGCCAACAGATGTAAAACCGTTCCAGTGTTTATTGGGCATAACGTAACGAGCTTTGACGGACTATTCTTATGGCAACGTTACATTATCAACGGCGTGAAACCGTACTACAAGATGGATAAGCGAAACACTTACGACACGATGTGGGAATGGTGCGGATATAACCGAGAATCAAAACCTAGCCTTAATAAACTATGCCAAGTGCTTAATATCGAGCAGAAAGGCGATATTGATGGTTCTAAGGTGTGGCAAGCGGTGCAAGATGGTCGCATTGATGAAGTTACTGAGTATTGCGCTAAAGATGTTGAGCGAGTGCGAGCGATTTATAAACGAATGAATTTTGAGGTGTAGAGATGGCTGATAAAAAACAATCGTTACAGCGTAGAGCGTGGGATTTACTAAGTAAAATCAACGTAAACGATAAAACAGAAACGAAAGGTTCTGGGAAATTTGCTCTAACCTACCTATCTTGGGCTTGGGCTTGGGGCGTGCTTATGGAGTATTTTCCTGAAAGCATTTACGAAATACATCAAGATAAAATTATGCCAGATGACTCTGTAATGGTATCGGTAACGCTAACGATTAAAGATGGTGATGAACAGTTTAGTCGCTTTATGTGGCTGCCTGTAATGGATCATTTAAATAGAGCTATCAAAAACCCAACAGCTACAGATATTAACAAGGCGACTATGCGATGCCTTGCGAAAGCTATTGCGATGTGTGGGCTTGGGCATTACATCTATGCTGGCGAAGATTTACCGGTAGATGATGAAACCCCAAAGACAAAATCACAAGAACCCTCTCAAAAATCAACCCAGCAGAATGTGAATTCTACTCAAGATAAATCAATCCTTGATAAGTTAAAAACTGGCTTGAAAGAGTGCGGAAACAAGAAAGAACTTGAAGAACGCTACGCAAAACAAATGCCGTGGATTGAAACTAACCACCCTGATTTGATTGACGAATACAATTCATTCTACGACATCTGTATCAATAATTTAAAAGCATAAGGAAGCAATAAAATGGCTGGAATTAATAAAGTAATCATTGTGGGATTTTTAGGAAACGACCCAGAGATTCGCACAATGCCAAACGGTGAGCAAGTAGCAAACATTACAGTGGCAACAAGTGAAAGCTGGACGGATAAAAACACTGGCGAGCGTAAAGAGCAAACCGAGTGGCATCGAATTGTACTCTACCGCAGATTAGCAGAAATCGCAGGTCAATATCTTACCAAAGGCTCGCAAGTATACATTGAGGGGCGATTAAAAACACGCAAATGGCAAGATAGTAACGGACAAGACCGTTACACAACCGAAATTCAAGGCGATAACTTACAGATGTTAGGCGGTCGCCAAGATGAACCAAAACAAGCGAAAACAAGTAAAAAGGCAAAGTCTGACCAGTTAGGTGCAATGGCTGAACAAGATGATGGTTTTAGCGATGGAATTCCATTCTAGGAGTTGGTTATGAGTAAATTTATTAAATTGACAAATTTTAGAGCTGGTAACGGTGATTTAATTGTAAATGTAGATTTAATTAGAACTGTAACAACATCACACAATGACTGCTCTATTGTTAAGTTTTCTGACGAACATAATGTGGTAGTAAAGGAAACTCCAGAACGCATTTTAAAAATGATTGAGGCCGCAAAATAGCGGCTTTTCTTTTGGGTGAATTATGAATAAAGAACAAGCAGAACACGAATTAGCGGAATTACACGAGAAAGAACGGAGTTTAGAAAAAGCTCTTGAGCTTGTGCGTGAGAAAATACGTGAGTTAGTTAACTATACGGATAAGAACAAGGGGCGGAAATGAATGAGATTAAAGTCGGCATTCGCTATTCTCGATTTGCAGATATTTTTGTTTGCTATTTCTATGTAAGAATGAATAGCAACAATGAATCCGCAATAGAACTAGCAATCAATGATGTTAAAGAAAATTGGATATTATTCGGCGCTGAAATGAGAAATGACATTATCAATATCTCAGAATTAGCATTGCAAGATGTACCGAATACTGATGTTGTTGCTGAGTTTATCCAGTGGGCAAAACACTATTTTGATGCTCCGCAAGAAACAAGCACGCAAAGACCTTTGGTTGATGTTTTGCCGGTGGTTAATATGGCAAAGGTAAACCATAAAGCGGGAGATTGATATGATTGTTTGGGCTTTATTCGACAGTGGCAATGGTTGCTATACACAAGGTGCAGAGCTATTTAATCAGTCAGTTGACAAGTCGGTGGAAATCTACCCTATCGGCATAGATATTGAGAGTAAAAATAACCATTTTATTAATCTTAATTTAGCTGATTACAGTCGTATGTTTGGCGATAACAAGCTATTCGATGAGCTTGATAAACTACCTAAACCTGATTTGATTATAGCTAGTCCGCCTTGCGAGAGTTGGTCGGTTGCAAGTGCGATGTGGGGAGGTAACGCAAGTTGGAAACGGGAGACTGGCGCAGTAAATCGTGAGTTATCAAAATTTACGGTTAGAAGTCGTGCGGATTATGATTTACCGCACGTCCAATTTAAGTATGACCGTTCTTTCCTAAATCGCATTAATGGTGAACTTTGTATCTACAATACAATCGAGATTATCAAACGTTACAATCCGAAAGTTTATGTAATAGAAAATCCAGCAAGCAGCAAGATTTGGTATTACATAGACGATATTTTAAGTTTTAAAATTCCGTTTGATAACCTGGCTCACTATCATTGTTATAACTATCCGCTACGAAAACCGACAAGATTTAAAAGCAATATAAATCTTGGATTAAGGCATAATCATAAGCTAAAGCCAGAAATCAAGTTTGAAAACTTCTCAAAATCATACAACGAAAGATCGAATATTCCACTTGAATTAATAGTGGATATTTACAAAGCAGTAAATCAATATTTAACAAATCCAATAGGCGTTCCAAGTGAGCGCCTTTTGTTTTAAAGGAGATAAAATGAAACCAATTCTAGATGCTTGCTGTGGCGGAAGAATGTTTTACTTTGATAAGAGCAATCCGAATGTGCTTTTTGCCGATATAAGAAACCAAAAACTAAGTTTTAAGGATCGTGACAAAATTAGACATTTAGAAGTATCGCCTGATGTGATCCATGACTTCACTGATATGCCGTACCCCGATAAATCTTTTAAGTGCGTTATATTTGATCCGCCTCACTTGATACAAGGTGGCGACAATTCTTGGCTAGTAAAAAAATATGGAAGATTAGATAAAGATTGGGAAAATCAGTTATTAAAAGGCTTTCAGGAATGTATGAGAGTGCTAGACGATTATGGAACTCTTATTTTTAAGTGGAATGAAACTCAAGTGCCAGTTAGTAAGATTATTTCAATCTTAAATAAAACTCCAATTCTTGGGCATAAATCGGGAAAAGCGAACAATACGCATTGGATGCTATTCATGAAAATTGAGGAGAAAGAAAATGAAAGAATTTAACTTAGATGCGGCTTTAAATGGTGAGCCTGTAATGCTTAGAAATGGCTGCAAGGGTGTTGTGTATTACAAAATCCCTAAAGAATACGTTTTTTCGGATGGGAGTAATTCCGCATTTCCTTTGAAGGGGTTAATTTTTGATGAAGATGGATTTATCAAGGATAGCTCTTATTTTTGGACTGATAACGGGTTTTGCAATCATGAAAGCTACCACCCGAATGACATTATCGGAATGTGGGAAGAGCCAAAGATTAGCATTGAAGATTTACCTAAGCCGTTTAAGCCTAAATGTGATGAACCGTACTTCTATATTAATGGCGGCACTATTGAGTATGAAGGTGAATTTTGGATCTCGAGTAGTTTTGATATCAAAGCCGCCGAAAGAGGTAACTGTTTCCGTACAGCAGAAGATGCTCAAAAATGGCTTGATTTTATGAAGAGTATGATGGAGTAAATATGAAAACATTTAAAGAATGGCTGTTATATATACTTACAGGCTCTTTTGTTCTTGCTGTTGCTGGAGCTTGGATAGGATTATTCTTTGGTGTTGTATGGAAAACGTTTTGTTGGGTGACTGGATAAGATATTTAAAAGAATTGATTTACATTGACACCGCTTATACTTCGGATTATGATAACCGTACTACAAACGAAAGACGGTTATCCGCCCGTCCAAAAGCGGTTTTTTTGTACCTGAAATTTAGGTATCGATCGTTTATGGTCGGGTCGAGAGAGCTAAATAAAACACCGAAAGGGAATAAGCTCCGCCATCTTTCGTTGGTAGTTGAAGCCCGTCCGCCTACTAAGCGAACGACTAACTAAACTAAAACGAAAGGTACAAAAATGTCAAACTTAACAATTCTTAATAATTCAATTCGCCAATTAGACAATCTTTATTCGCTAACAGACTTACATAGAGCAAGTGGCGGTGAACAAAAGCATAAACCTGTCTTATTTTTATCAAACCAACAAACTAAAGAATTAATCTCTGAAATAGAGATTGAGGGCAAAGTAGGAATTCCTACTTCGGTAGTAAAAACGGTTCGTGGCGGTAAAAATCCAAGCACTTATGCCTGCGAAGAATTAATGCTCGCCTATGCGATGTGGATTAGCCCTAAATTCCATTTGGTTGTATTACGTGCGTTCTTAAATTTACACAAAAATTCAACCGCACTTTTACCAAATACAATTACACCTGAACAACAACAGGCGATCCAATCCGCAGTACAGCAGGCACACCATAGAATAGGTTTACACTGGCAAGAAATCTACCGTCAGTTAAAACAAGCGTTCAAGGTTGCCAAATACGACCAAATTCCACAAAGCCAATTCGGAAATGCGATGGCGTTCATTATGAACTTACAGCCTATTGCACTTCCACCGGCAGAGGAAAGATTTACTTTTGAATTAACGAAAGAAGAAATCTCAAATCTTACTCTATTGTTATTCTCGCACGGTCAGATGAATTGGTTACTTGGAAAACTGGTTAAGCCGTTAGAAGTAATTGGTTCGTCATATAGTCCTACCGTTTACGGACATCACACAGAATATAAGCGTTACTATGATAAATCTTTGCCACTAGCGAGAAAGCTTATAGAACCGCTTAAACAAGCACATAGAGCCGATTTTGAACATTTGCTATATCGTTTATCGGCTAACTAAAATAAATCACTATAACCGCTCTTATGAGCGGTTTTTTATTTTTAAAAGGAAACAAACATGAAAAAGGAAGAAATTATTGAGAAGCTAGAAAAGCACGGGTTCGAATTTAAAATTGATTGGGGTTTAACTCTTGGCTTTAAAAGCGACAAAGCATCAATTATGTATAGTAAGCATAGCGGTGCCGATATATTGTCCATATCTTTTAATGGGCAAGCTAATGAAAAGAAAGCTAGAGCGGTTATTAAACAAATATTCCCTACCGCTAAATACATACATCAAGGTGTTGTATTAAGTGCTAGTTATTTCAGCATTGAACCTCTCAATTAATAATAGCTATTACTGGAGCTTTTATGGATAAAATACAACTATCAGATAAAGCAGAGAAAGAAATGTCAGAGGCAATTAAAGTGATGGCTGTTTCAGCTTTTACCGAGAAAAGTCAAAACTTAATCCCTCTTGATTATGTGGCCGCCCTCGTTGGTTGTCCTTATCAACATACTGCGAACTTTATCGTTAAGCAACCTAGCTTTCCAAAAGGCGTGAGATTGAAAGAAAAATCACACCCGAGATGGATAGCTGGCGAAGTTATTCGCTGGTGCAGAATTAATGCCAAACGCATCAAATAACCTTTCAAATTTCCCACCATTGGCACTTTTCTCTTATATGGTATAATGCTTAAAACAAGGATATTTTTATAAATCCTTTTTAGAGCAACTACGCCAAAATTACGCCAAAAGTTAAAAATATCTTTCAAAATCAACATAGAAAGAAACTGACCCTAGGCACCACATTATAATCCTCGTTCATTGAACGGGGATTTTTCTTTTATGCTTTTCTATTAATAAAATCAATACTTTACAGCTTTAAATTATCACTTTCCCACTCTCTTAATCTTATCCAGT